ATTCTTCTGGACCAAGAGAAACATCTCCATTTTTAGTTTTTATGATTCTTCTCCATGTCCACCAATTAGACAGTCTTCCATTTACTTCAAAGGCACCATTTACAATATAGACATCACATGGATATCCTTTCATTGGACCTCTGGGACTCCAACCAGAGTGTAAGACAACACTACTGGGTGATGGTGAGTCCACAATTTCTTTACCTTCAAGACCTACTGGCTTAAAAGGTTTTGCTGGTTTCTTTGTTCTTTTCATCTTTTTTAGTTTTAATTAAGGTATATATTTTAATTATTGACAGATCCCAGATACACCCACTTGAAACATCCCAGGCATAAAACCAAGGACTCCATTCAAATGCCATTTTACTTTGTCTTAAACCATTTCCAAAACTGCCACCACCTGTTACGATTAATCCAGGCTTCATAGTTAATGCATAGATCCTCTAAAAAATTACACCTTATGGAAAGCATGGTGTTCTTCTTTGCGAGTTCTAAGTTGTGACGACATACCTTATTGTACAAGGCATTCCTGTTCTCCATAGCAATAAGTCTTCTTTTCTTTCTTGTTTTCATAGTTGAACATCATCAACAAAGTGAATTGTTTCCGTAGATTTAGTTTCAGTAATCCTTCTGCGTTTCTCTCTTATTGAGGCTAATGCTCCACCCCAAAGGTTTTTTGTGGAATTGGCTCTTTTGGGATCAATTTCTCCATTTGCTACTGCTGCTGCCATTTCTAATTGGGCATCAAGCAACTCTTTTAGATCTTTGACTTTCTTTACTTTTTTCATTTTCTTTGGTTTTTAATTGGTTAAACTTCTTTTTTATTTCTCTATGTAAACGAATATGTTGTCTATGAACTTCGAGAAGTAATGGGGAATATTTTCTTACTTCTTGTATAGGTAGGTTGAATGTATGTGCAACGTAATAGTCAGGTAAGGTTTTTCTCATCTTTTCCAGACTATTATGATTTGCTTTTCTTTGCCACTCTTTTACTTTTTCTGGGTGTTCAATCCTCATTTTATTATGATAGGCAATACTTTGGGCTTTAAATTTTTCTTTATTTTGTTTATAAGCTTCCTTCCTTTGCTCTTTTATTTCTTCTGAATGTGTTATTGCATATTGAGTGTTATATTCCTTCTTGCGTTCTCTAACATCTGGTCTCATTTGATATATGTGATCCCTTTCTAAGATTTTTTGTTTATTCCTTTCATAATATCTTTTGTCATATTGTTTTCCTTTTTCAGGATGTTTTTTCAAATATTCTTTATGCATAAGAGTCAAACAACATTTACAACGAGTAGGATGTGACTTAGAAAATTGAGATATTCCTTTTTCTTCCCTACATTTAGTACATATTTTTTTCATTTGATTAATTGTTTGACTAAATAATTTGCATCTTCTTGTTTCATACTTCCTGGGTCGTCTTTTACATCTACTGTAAATGAGTCAACTCCCCGGAATTTTAGTTCTGCTACTAATTTGTTCGCCTGAACAATAGCTTGAGGATCGTTGTCAAACATAACCGCCACTCTTCTAAACGCCTTAGCGATTTCTCTGACTTGTTTTGGGGTGTATTTAATTCCTGATGTTGCAAAAGCTGAGAAGCCCAATCTCCATACGTCGGTTGGTCCTTCAACACAGATTCCTGCATCTCTCCAATGTTCTTGTTTTCCATATAAAATTGATTTATGAGGTATCTTCTCACGTTCCAAAGGACAGGCAAGGTACTTGTATAAATGTTTGCCTGTGATATCACGTGAATCAAATGAGACTTCTTGCCCGTCCCATATAAAAGGTATAACTATACGGTGTTTGTAATTTAAGCCGTCTAACAGGCTGACAGGACCTGTGCCAACAAGGTAATATTCCCTTTGTAAATACACAGGATCAAAGCCTCTTCCTTCCAGGTATTTCATATGATTCTTCTCTAAAGGAAAAACCCTACTTGGAAGACGATATTCTTTTGTGCCGTTCTTTGCCTCTACAATCTCTCGACTCTTGGCAAGAAGTAATCCATATCTCTTGACGAGAATTTCTGTCTCCTTCCTGGGAAGATGAATAAGCAAAGCTACTGTAGGTACAATAGGATGCCATCCGCACCGCCAACACAGATAGAAATCATTCTGTAAATTGTAACTTAAATGGTATCCTGGATTACCTGTACAATATGGACAAGGTGTGTTTACCCATCCTGGACGACAGTGCTTGTGACCTTCTGTTTTATGGTCTACACTATAATCTTGATACAGTTGAATTATATCCATTATTTTGGATCATGATAAATTGTTTTGGTTGTGTTACCAACCTTTATTATCTGTCGTTTCCTGCCATCTGTAGTTCTTCGATTATTATGTTGAACACGAGCTCTAAAACCAATAGAGAAGCTTTTTTCCTTCTTCTTTTTAGGCTCTGTTTCCTTCAGAATAGGTTTCTTTACAGGTTCTACTTTTACCTTCTTTTTAAATAAAGAAAGGAACCAATCAAAAATCAATCTAAATAAATTTTTCATTTGAGTAGTTTTTAATTATTATACAAGAAATTCTTTTGAATAAGCCATTCTTAAATCCGTAATACCTCTGCGTATCTTTCTCCAGTCCCATCCATTATTTTTCATAACGTGTTTGATTCTACTGATAGATTTGTTGAGGTTTCTTAATTCTAAATAAGGTTTTGGAGAAGCTATCACTACCTTAGCAATCTCATATGCTTCATCTGATAAAGACTCCCACCAGAATTCCATTTCTACTGTCGTACTTACTTTGACATCTTCAATAGAACAAATGCCTGTGGTATTACTTCTCCAGTCCTTGTGTATCTTGTAGTGGTCTTGCTCTTGTAGATAGGTTTGTAGACGCTTAGTCATACATCGCCATAGATAGGTAGATAGTTTACCTTTATCTGGAGAATACTTTTTCATTGCTTCACAACAGGCTAAGGCTGCTTCTTGAAAGAGATCCTCCCACTCCATCCCTGTTGTATAATGGAAAGACCATGCTATCTTTCTGATTAAATCGATGTTGTCCATAAATTTTTGGTTAGGTATATTCTTTAATCAAATCCATTAATAAATCTTCTTCTTTTGTATCCTGTCCATCTAAGACAGCATCTAATACCATACGTTTCCTATCAAGCAGTTTGGCAATCTTCTCTTCTATTGTATCAACCGCAAGTAGGTAATAAACCATTACTCTGTATTTTTGACTTATTCTATGGCAACGGTCTACTGCTTGAGATATATCTCCTGGAGTCCAAGGTAACTCTATTATTGCTACATTTGAGGCAGCAGTTAAGGTAATGACCTGTCCAGCAGCCTGTAGGTTGCCAAAGAGAAGACGTATTCTTTTGTCATGCTGAAACAAATCTTCCGCCTGTTGTTTCTGCTTATCTGTTGTAGAGCCGTCTATCTTTACAGAGATACCTGGAAAAGATTCCATCAGTAACTTAATAACAAATACATGATGAGCAAATACAACCAGCTTTTGATCTGATTCCAGGAACTCTGTTATCCATTGAACAATACTATTTAATTTGCCTTTGACAGCTAACTGCTTCAAGCCTTCCGTCCTAACAAATGCCTTAGCCCGTGCGGCTTTTATTGCGGCTGCATCGCCTTTGAATCGTTTTATATAGGCTATAAAATCCGCCTCCGCTACCCTGTACTCATCCTCATTATCCATTTCAATTGGAACAAAGGAAAATGTCTTGGGTGGAAGATCTTTTAATACGTCCTTCTTTAACCTACGTATCATAATAGTGTCTGTCAAAATCTTAAATAGCTCATGCAGATTAGATGCACCAGAATAATCCCATCCAAACCTGGTATGTTTCCTATCACAATATCTTTTGGTAAAATCCCAGAAAGGTCCAAGCAATCCTGGAGAGATTGCATTAACGGCATTGAATATTTCTACTGGACGATTCTTTATCGGGGTGCCACTTATCGCAATAAAATATTTTGAATACTTATTTAATGTCTTAACAGCCTTTGTCCTTAAGGCCTTGTTGTTTTTATAATAATGACATTCATCTGTGATAATAACCTTCATACCTATTCCTAATAAAACAGGTATCCATTTTGGTAAAACATCATAATTAATAATTATAATGTCTCCTGAAGGGATCCAAGGTCTTTCACCTGATAAAACTTCTGTATTAGGATTTGTCATCCACTCCTCTGCTTTCCTTGCCCAATGTAATTTAGCTATGGAAGGAGCGATTACAACAGCAGGTCTATATTTTGGATGCAACTGAAGCCAAGCCAGTGCTTGAATAGTTTTGCCTAAACCCATCTCATCTGCAATCAAGGCTCTGCCATGTCTGGATTCTATAAAAGCAACTCCTTTCTTTTGAAAAGGATATAATGTTCCTTTCAATCCTTTAATCTCAAGATCTGGTGCTACTTCTTTTTCCTGCTCTTCTAATTTATGGACGAATCGTTCTAATTTCTCATCCATAGTAAATCCCAATCTGGTGAGAATTTCTACCGTATCTTTATAGATAGGTGCACTCCAACAGGATAATTTAGGATGATACAGCCTTCCAGGTAATTTGCGGACGGCAAATATCAAATCAAGGTCATACCTGAAGTTAATCATCATAACCTTCTCTCCATCCTCATTGGAAGCCAAGGAGAGTATTCTCCCTGGCTTAGAACCAATTCTTGGTACTGGATACATATTTAATTACTTTTGATTTTATTCAGAAGGTCTCCGGCAACCTCTGCAAGTTCCATTCTCCTACGTGGTGTAACATCTTCTTCATTAGCGTATGCAGTGATCCCTTGGCTGAGCTTCCATAAGGTAGACTCACCCTGAAGTCCCATCTTTGGATCATTTCTCATCATCATCTCGCCAATCTTGTTGCTCTCTCCAATTAACAGTTTACCTGTATAATGAAGATTTCTTAGGAACATGACGGGATCACCTACAGGCACACCAGCAGCAGCTTTTATTTCCAATTTATGTTCCTTTATAGCATCAGAGCTGTACAGGTTCTTTGTTAAATCACGAATTGCCAGAGCAGTTGTCTTGCTGTCTGATAAATAAGTTTCATCAGACAATCCTTGAATGTTTGACAGTTTTGCTCCTAAATGTACGGCACGTAGAACGGATTCCCTTACCATTCCATTTAAACAAACTCCTTGCAATATAAAACTGCGAAGTTCCAAAGCACCATCTCCATAATCAGAAGTAGCAATCCTGGTACCAAATGCAAGTAATATAATACCATTTAATTCCGTTACAACCTCAATAGGTTTTGGATGGAAACTTTCCAGCATTACCCGTGTGTCATCCATATATCCGTCGGATAATTGTCCACCACACTCTATCAATGCTTCAACGTGAGCATTGAAGATCAACTCTGAATCCAATCTTCGGTACTGATCTGATAAAAATCCTCTCACTTCTTTTCCTACTGCACGAACAAGAACATTATTCCTGTCAGTCCAGCCATTGTGGGTGTTGAGAATTTTATAAGCAAGTGTCTGTTGCCATTCTTCCCCCATTAATAATGAGGTAATGTAGGTGGAAGGAATGTTCAGTTTTGCTGCTACCTGACGTACAGCATGCATGTTAATTTGATAATCGCGTGGAACAATTATCTTTTTTCCTGTTTTGGCTTCCTTTTCAGGTAACATAAAGGTGGAGCCTACACCATAACCTGGATCTGGTTTGAAGATAATATTTGTCTTTATGCCTTTCTTTTCAGTTCCTACCTCAAAGATAAAGTCACGGGCGATCTTGCCCTCTTCCATCAGTCTACTGACTGCTGTTTTAGCATTCGTTAAACCCGAAGCCAACCTGGCTTGGATTCTTTTCTCAACTAATGCGTTGAGTCCTTGTTGTTTTGTCCTTTCCATTTTTTAATTTGTTTTGGTTAAACATCATTTTTATTCTTGTGCAAAAGCACCATTTGCAAGTAAATAATCTGAAAGACTATCTGCCATCGTATGAACAGGTAAGTCTTTTACATAGCCTTGTGACATCCATTTTGTAAGCTCGATGTCTGTTAGATTCATTTCGATACAGGAATAGTGTGTAAAGAAGTATTCCTTTAATTCCGCCAGTGTGACAGGCTTTGATTCAGCCTTTAGTTTTTCCGTCATTTGAGTAGGTATTGATAGACATGAAGAGCAAAAGCACTTCTTTGTGAAGGAGTCAATTCAATCATTGCTTCCTTCACTCTTTTTAGAATCCTGTCTAAACGTATTTGACCTTGACGGAATTCCGTTAAGGCCTTTCGTTCCATCTTTTTAGCCTTATCTTCTACAACATATTGAAAGATTTCATCGTCCTCTAATCTTTTTGGAGGATGCAAGGTTCTCTTCCAATTTTTAAATGAATTGTCGTCTTCTGTTTCTACTGTTAAATAATCCCCAATCTGAAGATCTTTGATATTACATTTCTGGAATACCAAATATGGCCTGGGAATAGAGTCCAAGATTAGGCCTGGAAGACTCGGATCGGTAATTTCAGTAATCTGAGTTACCTTAAATTTGAATACTCTGCCAATATTAGCAGAAATATTTCCAACGAAGCAAAGGTCGTAGATTTTAATCATTGATCAATTAAATTAAATTGTGTACAATATATAAACTATTTTTGTGATATACAAATTTATTTTTAATATATTGTACATCAATGTGATAGGCAGTTATTTCTCTTCTTTTTAATTTTTAGATTTGGTCAATCCATTTATATCCTTTTCCACGTATCCCCAATCTTTTTGGGTTGTTTTTCTGACATTGGCAGTATTGCCTTTGATGGATTCTACTATACCAGAAATTGTTCGATAAAACATACCTACTCTTATTTTCCAATAAACATGGTCTCCTACCTGGATTGTCATTTCATGTCCCTCCTTTTTAATAGAAATTGAAATTCTTCAAATGAATCGAGTCTAAAAGCAGACCCGTACACCTGCTGTAGCAGTGTGAATAGGATACGTTTTGAAGTGAAGCTTCGTATCCAATCAGTTCCATTTTCTTTGCATCCTTTTACAAGTCCGTTCGCAAAAGGAATCGGATTTGAAGGCGTTGATAGTGCAAACATCGCCTGCGATAGTTCATACAGTTCATCCATTCTAAAAATCTCCCTTCATTATTAGATTTATTTCATTATTGAATTCAATTTCTTCATCGTCATTTTCATACTTTCTCATGACTTTGTCCAGATTTATATCATTAGATAAAAATCCGTGATCTTCACTTGCTAATATTTTCAAGTGATCAGTAAGGTATGCTTTTGTATTACTATCCCCTACCGTAGCTTCCTCAATCAAGACAATGGCTGCTTGAATTAATTCTTGTGCTCTCTGGAGCAATTCTACTTTTGATCCTTTCATTTTATTTTAAATTCATTTATAAATCTCAATAGACTTTGATAAACATCTTCTTTTTCTTGGAAAAGAAAATATTGACTTGGCAGATTTTCTTTAATGAAGTTAATAACATCATCACTCATGGTACTCCTTACCTTTGGATACTCCTCTGGTGTAGCATTTGCTAACTGTTTGATAATTTCTTTTATTTTCATCTTATTACCTTTAAGAAATCTACCCAAATGGTTGTTTCAGCAACTCTTTCCTTTTCATTCTGATAATAACCAGTTCCTTTAGGAATGATAAACATTCCTAAGACTCTTCCTTTACCAGGCCACTTTGGACATTCAATAAAAGAGTGATACCCTTCAAAAATATCACGATCCCTGTCGTAAGGTGCTCCAGGGTTTTTCTTTACCAGTTTAACCTTGGGTTGCAACACTCCTTTTTCATAGAAGAATCCATGTCTGCATACGGCACCGAATCTGGTACCTTTTCCTAAACGTTTGCCTTTTTTATAGACAATGATGTCTTCCTTGGCTATTCTTAGCCTTGTTCCTTTTGTTGTTTGAAAACACATGATTTCTAAGTTTTAATGGTTTTTAAATTAGGATTCTTGGTATACCACTCATTGGTGGCCATTTTGAGAATTCACATTCATCAAAGAAGTGATCATACCATAAAAAATGGAAGGTTTCCGTTCTTTTCCATCTTGGAATGTATCTTATTAATTGTACAGCAAAAGTACCCTCAACCTTTGGGTCTGGAATAACTTCAATTTTGGTCCTGGAGTCTCTCAGATCCCTTTTTTCAAGGTACAATTCTTTCAAGTTAGCAATTGCCTCCTTAGGAAGCTTGGCTAATTCATTTCTAGATTGTTCGTCCATAATTCTGATGTTTAAATTCATAATAATCCATTCTTAATTTGAACAATGAAGGGGAGTCGAACCCCTTCATTATTTCTTTTCACGGTCTTGTTTACTTCGCCTTTTTGTAAACATTCAGCCCCATGAAAACACCTTCTGTTCCTTCGATAAGTTGATTACCGTTGGTTGAAGCAATTACCAATGATTTTCCGGTGGCACTTGGTGTGCCTGTTTTTGAAAGATCTACGGAGATGATAAGAAGCTTTCCTTTCTTTTCAATTTTGACGTTTGTCATTCTTTTTGATTTTAATTGTTTAGAAACTACACCTATTCTTCAAAATAAACTTATTTTAGTCGTCTTAATTGTAATGGTTTAAGAACGATTACAGTTTTCAAATCCGTGCGAATATCACGGAACTCTATCTTTTTATAGCCTTTTTTTCTGGCCTTATTTATGCACCTTTGCAAGAGTGTGATGTGCAGTTTACCTTCTTCGTCAATCCGTGAGTATCCTCCTGAAGGACACCTGTGATTGACATACATTGTCTTGAATTTTGTTCTCTTCATCTTTCCTTAGATAATTTCTGGTTTATCCTGTTCAGCTGTCACATAGAAGATTTTGCCTTTGTCCGAAATTATGGAAATAACAAAATCACAGCCATCTCCATTTTGAGAACGGAAAAGATCCAAAAGTTCTTTTCCTGACATCTTACTTGGCTGATCTTCTTCGTCAAAACCATATCCATGTTTTTTTATGATTTTGATAAGGGCTTCCTCAGGCGATTTTGCCAATACGATGGTGACGCCTGAACCAGTATTATAACCATCATAGGTCACATACCATTTAACACTTCTGTCTTTTTTCATCATTTCTAAAGTTTAAATTCAGTCTTTGATTATCTATAATTTGTACTCTTATTACCTGAGATTTCTTACAGGCCAATACCTTGTGTAGGGTCATAAAAAAAGGAAGACCTTTCGGCCTTCCTCAATTTCTAAACATACTCTTTCATCAAACCCCAGTCATTTTCCATTTCTTTCATAAACATCTGTTCTTTCAGGCTTATGAAATCAGGTTTTAGGCATTGACGAAAAGCTCTACCAAGCAAGCCTGGCATTCCTTTCAATCCTTTTTGTCTCAGGACGACTACTTCATAATTGTAGAATCCTCTACCTTTTTCAAATCCTCTTTCTCTGGAGATATAGAAACCTGCAATCTTTTCCTCTCTATAAAGAAAGTGATCTGGACATGAAGAATCATTTTCAAACTGAGGATATTTGCATACCATTTTGTAAATGGTAATTTCAACTCCCCAGGTACAATCATTGTACCTGATAAGGAATTTCTTACCTTTGTAAGAAAATTTCATCTCTCCTTTTTCAAAGCATGTAGGATCAGCCCTGTTATAGGTTCCTGAAGATTTCATAGGAATCTCGTTCACAATATTGTTCAATAAGCGAACGAACGATGGATGCTGAATTGTTTTCATTTGTCATCTTTTTATTTGGTGAATACTTGTTTACTTATATATTAGCCATAAAAAAAGACGGACTGATTTCTCAGCCGTCTTTTCAAATACATCTGAGGATTTTCAATTATCCCTCTTCCTGCACAATAAAGGTTAGAATCCACCAAGCTAATGGCTCGTTTGGATAGCCAAAACCTTGATCATCCATGCTTTTTATCAGATCATCAATGTCTTCACACTCCCCCATTTTCAGGAAATACTGATACTCTGGTTTTTCTCTCTTTTCTAAATCAGTGTAAGAGCGATAATAAGAGGTAAGACCATCAATCAATTTTTGAAGCAATTCTTTAAATTTCATTTGTCTGATTTTTAGTGAATTTTTGTCATGATTTGCCACTCCTAATTTTGTATCGGGTGTACATTATATACCAACAAATGTTATTTGTCAAAACATCTTTGGCAAAGGGGCATAAAAAAAGACTGAGCCAACCTACGTGACTCAGTCTTTTTTAATTTCTCAGTTTTGATCTTCTTTTTTCCAGTCTGCCTTTACAATTTTGACTGGCTCGCCTTCAGCAATTGACTCCTCTTCCTCATCTTGTGGTAATGTTTCCGCAGTTTGGAGGAACGTTAACCAGGTTACCCATTCATCTTTACTCATTTTTGTAAAGATTTAACCAGTTTATGAAATAAGTCTTCAACAATAACATAGGCAGGAACAATACCTGCCAAACTGGTCGCAAAGTAGGCGATAGATTCAAAAGGGCTCCTTTTTACTGTACCAATGCCTAATGCCAAAAAGGCAGTGGCAAAGAGTAGGCATAGGAAAAGCCATGCGATACTTTCAATCAACTCATTTGTCTTCATTTTCTCAGTTTTTGGTGAATAATAGTGTACATTATAACCATAAAAAAAGACAGCCGTTCAGGCTGTCTTCTTCTACTTGATGGGAATCCATTTAACTTCAACGTGGAAAACATTGAAGGGAATGTTAGCTTTTTTCATAGCCATTTCCAGTTTTTCATTGTACCTGTAGGTACAATACCCAAAAATCTCAACAGGCTCCAATCTTTTTATGTATTCAACTAATTCTGGATGATTACACCAAAGGAAGTGCATCGCATCCAAATCATAGTGCCTGATAAATTTTAGAGGTTCTGATTTTACAGAATTCTTTGTTGCCTCATTTGGCATGACTGTGATCATTTTTTTCATTTGTCTAAATTTAAGTGGTGAAAAACATTTGCACCAATGTCGGGAATCGAACCCGAATCCCTTATTATTTCGGGACTGACCACGTTTGGCATTGGCGGGTATTATAACCATAAAAAAAGGACGAGCGAAAACGCTCGTCCTTCTTTTTAAACTGCGAAGTTTAATTAGGCTACCTTTGCCTTTTTGGTTTCGGCTTCCTTAACTTCTTTTTTGGATTCCTTTTTTGCCAGAGCTCTTTTTTCGGCTATGGCCATGTAAATCTCTGCCCGTGCCTTAATGAACTTCTTGTCTGTAATTCCTTTTTTGTCCTTGTAAACCTTTGTAAAGGTGGCCAATACTTTCTGTTCACTTGCCTTTTCGGCATACAGACGTTCGCCAATATGCTCATTACTTTCAGCTCTTTCCTTTTTAGGTGCCTTTTTGGTTTCGGCTTTGCCTTTACTTTCGGTTTTGGCTTTGCCTTTGCCTTTGAGGACTTCCTGAGCCTTTTTACTGTTCTCAGCCAGTACGACCTTTTTGGTAGTACCTTCAAAAGGATTAGCCTGAGGCTTACTGGAATTTGCAAGATTGTCACTTGCGACGGGTGATTTAGCAACGTTTGCCATAATAAAATAAATTAAGTTAAAAAATAATAAAAATCTGTAGCACCATACTACATTGTGGACACTGGCAAGTTCGACCTGCCGACCCCTTATAACACGTACAAACGGGTCATAAAAAATAGTCACCCCTATTTTTTAATAGTGTCCTGACAAATGTGCTTCATTATACGTCCTAATGTATAATAACTTGCGTACCCTACGTCACCCCGTGGTATGTTCAAAAATGTCAATCGCGTCCTTATGCCTGTCATTCAGGAGTGTACAAATTTATGCCTTGTTTGTAGGGGGCACCGTACACATCAAAAGCGCACCTTAAACACACCTAGGCCAGCAAGTTTGGTAATTGGTAGTCTTACCTCTTTGAATGACGACTGGCTTCGGGAAGATAGTATATTCGGGTACAATCGGGATTAATATAGCTCACGTGGAACCTTGTTTACAAAACCAGCTCTAAGCCTTTAACACCTTGTTCTCTACTCCCTGTTCTGATGTTTGTGGAAGGGAATATGGCGTCGCGTGCCTGATCACTGTCATTGTGAGGTTCTGCGGTGTTTCGAGCGATTATGCGGCTCACATGGCTGTGAACACGGTGATTCGCAAGTGTTTAAGGGTGAGGGATACGCTGTATCTGTCTTGTAAGGTCTGAAACCACTGTATCTCAGTGCCTTATCATGCCGTCTTGTCCTTAACCGCCTGATTCTCAACATTTCAACGAACGCTTGTGGTTTTATCAAAACCGACAATACAAATTTAGGAACTATATTTGTAATAAACAAATTTTTTTAAAGGTATTTTTAAAAAAGGTTACAAAAGGCTGTTAATCAAAACATTACAGGCATAAAAAAACACGTTAAGAACAGTAATTTAGTATAATTTAGCCTGAACATAGTGGTAATCAGTACATTGTAATCACAATATACTCACAACCGCAAAAATACGTTGGCTACCGCGAAGTCAATACAGATTGCGGTAGTGCCAAAACATGGCTCAGAAACTGCCAGAAAACGCCTGATCTGCCTTGTAATATGTGGTCAATACGTTTGTATTGCCTGCCATACGTTGGTCCAATCACTTGTAAGAATGCGGTATAGAGTAACCATAAATTGATCAGTACTGAGTATCAATAAATTAACATATATCTGCCATAAAAATAACTATAGGCATATAATGTACACCTACAAATGTAGTGGTATAGGCTGACACGTGGACGATGTTACAACTAATAAACTGTAGGCAATGTAGTGTACTGTAAAAAATAATAATATGGCATCATTAATTTACCACAGTAAAAAGGCATATTAGGCAATATAGTGGTACTGGCAGGTAATTATTGGTATGATGTGGTACTGCTTGGTATAGTGTGGTAACTATAGGCATGACCTGGTAACTATAGGTATAACCAGGTATAACTTGGTCACATTAAAGGTAATGAGTAAGTGACCATAAAAAAATAAGTTTACCCGATATTAGTTATTAATGTAAAGTAAGTAATAGGTAAAAGAATAGCCGTATCAGCCACAGTCGCAGTGATGAGTGGTGTTGTGGTAGATATAATAGTGTAATATGTTTAAGGTTGAAGTGGTGGCAAGAATCGCCACGGTCTGCCTGCCTGAGGCATGGCGTTTTGGTTGTGTATTGATGCGGCATTGAGAGGCACTATGGCTCAGAGAGATACGGCATTACCGCAAGAAAGTAAGGATGCCGCATCACCGCAGACGATGTGCGGTAAAGGCATATTACCATATATGTTTGTATACCGTACCACACCACACGTTGGCACGATGGCACTGCCAGAGTGCGGTAGTGCGTAATAGGCATACAAGAAAGTAGTATGGCAGTGCATTGCCGCATCGTGTGAGGTCCTGCGTGGCACCCCCCCGGCGTTGAATGCCTGGTTTTGCTCAGGTCTTTCAATGCGGTTCCTTCATACGCACAAATTGAATTGGTGTGAAACCGACCTTATCAAAATTTCAAATTTTTGAAATGGTTCTAAACCACCCTCCACCCGAAGTACAATAAAAAACAGATAGCTTTTGTACGTACACACGTAAAAAAAGTGGTTGTGCAGAAAGCGTCAGATTGCGGCTCAGGTAACCTTTTTAAAAAATAATTGTTTTTTTATTTGGACCCTATTAGATTTTGTTGTAATTTTGACGTAAAATTAGTCAAAGTCAAAGTCAGATTAGTCATGGAAAAGATTCAATGGAATCGGAATCGTCCTAAGCAAGCATTCAAATTAGCATTGCTTGGATGCACGGATCGAGAGATAGCAGACTTTATGGAGGTCAGTGAACATACTCTCACGTATTGGAAAAGGACAAAGCCAGGTTTCGCCAGAATGCTGAATAAAGGAAAGGCAACTGCCGACGCAAAGGTGGCCGTAGCATTGTACAGGAAGGCGATTGGGTATTCACACGTGGAAACGAAAGTCTCGGTCGTGGGAGGGGAGGTCGTACTCACAGATATTATTAAGCATTATCCGCCTGACAGCTGGGCCGCGGTCAAATGGCTGAGTATCCGTCAGCGGAGCAAGTGGATGGAGATCACCAAGACAGAATCCACCCACACCAACCTCAATATCCTCAAGATGGATTTTTCAGGGATAACCACGGAAGAACTGATGGCGTTGAAAAAGGTAGGGTTGAGGAATCAATTACCACAAGATATACTGGCAAAGAATGTCTCAAGTAACTGAATTAACCAGGACAAGGAAACCTAGGCCCAAAAGATCAACTGAACTGATCAGGACAAAGGAACCTAAATCCAAGATAGCAATGGCGGCATTGTACAATCCTACAGCCGTCATCCGCGAACTCAATAACCGCAGTCTCTATCACTTTTTACAGCATTTCTTTCACATTGTCAGCCCACACACGTTTCAGCCAAACTGGCACATCGAGCTTTTATGTAGGGAGCTTGAAAAAGTGGCGGAGCGCGTCGCAGCAAGATTGCCGAGGGAATATGACTTGATTATTAACGTACCTCCAGGAAGTACGAAGACTATCACGTGCAGTATTATGTTCCCGGCGTGGTGTTGGACAAAATGGTACTGGATGCGGTTTATCACCAGTTCGTACTCTGCTACACTTTCCTTAGAGTCTGCAGAGTATTGTCGTGATTTAATCAGGAGTCCAGAATTTCAGCAACTGTACCCGGAGTTAATGATTAAAGAGGACAAGGACGTTAAATCAAATTATAAGATCGTAAAGCAAGTAATATCGTCTCCAGGACGCCAACCACAAATGCTTGTAGGTGGTAGTCGTTACAGCACGTCAGTTGGAGGAACATTGATGGGATTTCACGGGGATATATTAATAGTAGACGACCCGTTAAACCCGGTTCAAGCAGCAAGTGAGATAGAACTTAAGAATGCAAACTACTGGGTAGAGCAAACCTTATCCACACGTAAGACAAGCAAGTCCATTACACCAACTGTATTGATTATGCAGAGACTGCATCAGGACGATCCGAGCGGTCACACGTTGGCTAAAAATAAGGGTAATGTAAGGCACATTTGTCTCCCTGGAGAGTGTAGAAACTACAAAAACCAAGTGAATCCGCCAGAGTTAATTGCTAACTATAAAGACGACTTATTAGATCCTAACAGAATGCCTTGGTCTGTACTAACAGACATGGAGGCTGATTTAGGACAGTATGGCTACGCAGGACAGATTGGTCAAGATCCCACACCTCCTGGAGGAGGTATGTTTAAGGTGGATCATTTTGCAATGGCTACCTCTCCTGCTAAACCAATAGATATAATAAATACGATAAGATATTGGGACAAGGCAGGTACTGAAGGCGATGGTGCATTTACAGTAGGTGTACGAATGAGTCGTTTAACAGGCAACCGTTGGATTATTGAAGATGTAAAACGGGGTAGGTGGAGCAGTCACGAACGTGAAAAAATTATAAGACAGACAGCAGAAGTAGATGGTAAGAGTGTGGAAATTTGGATAGAGCAAGAACCAGGTAGTGGGGGTAAGGAATCAGCCGAAGGAACAATTCGTAATCTCGCAGGTTATGTCGTCCGTGCGGAACGCCCTACGGGGGATAAGGTGTTCCGCGCTGATCCTTATTCTGTACAGGTAAACAATGGTGCCTTTTTAATATTAAATGGAATGTGGAACCGGGACTTTATTGAAGAACATCGGTTCTTTCCATTTAGTACATATAAGGACCAGGTTGATGCTGCTGCTGGAGCTTTCAATAAATTAATAGGTAAAAAAATAGCAAGGAGGATAAGTTAATGTCCTACGGAATAGTAAAGGTAATGCATAAAGGAATGTGGAAAACTCCTAACAAAGGGATCCTCATAGATTTTCAGACGGGAATAGAATATTCGTTTACTCGTCCAGATGAGGTTGCTTTTGGTACGGTACCTGCAAAGTGGAATGTAAAGGTGCATGATACTGTTTCGTTTACCCTTGTAAATGGTGTAGCTACCAATGTTACACTTTATAAGGCAAAGAGGGAAGGTTATATACATGGTTCTTTCCCTATTTTTGGTCCAGCCACGTATTATGCTAAAGGAAGTGTTTCTGGTAGGACAATTATAGGTGGGAATTGTAGTGGTATTGAATGGACTCCTGAACAGGAATTAGATGGAGAAACTCCAAATTTTTGGTATCGGGAAGGTACAAGAAGTGGATTAACATTACCTGATTCTGTAAATCCGGGTGTGGGAGATGAAACTATTACATTACCACATTTGGGATTTGAAACTAATGGATATGCCTATGTGAATGATAATGGAGCAATGGATATTATCAATAATCTTGGCACTAATCCTCTGGGTAATGGAGATCAGGGTTTTACTCTTTGTGGGTGGGCAAATAATATCACAGCAGCAAAGGCGGGGTATAAGTATTTGTTTGGAAAACCGATAGCAGGTAGCCGGGTAGGTAGGTATGGGATTTTAGCGAATATAACAGATGGATATATTCTTGCTTATTTACAATCATCTGGTGGGTATGTTAACCGTGTTTCAACAATAGACTATACAACGCTAACGTGGGCATTTTTATTGATGGACGTTAATTATACTACGAAAAAAATGCGTTTGTTTGTAAATAATGTTCAAATAGGTGCAGACGTTGATTTTACAGGGACATTATCGGCTCTTGATAATAAATATAGATTTTATATAAATGTATGCGGAGCCGATGCTGATGGTGCGCCTACACTTGGAGGACAGGCAAATCATTATAGCGATATAAGAATATTTAATAAAATTCTTACTCCGACAGAACAGACTACATTATACAATAAAGGTCATATTTCAAAGCCTGTATTTAATTACCCATTAGCAACTTATATCGGTACAACGACTCCGGATAGCGGATTAAATGGAAAACATTTAACATTTACAAATGCAAATTATAATTATGACGCTTATGGCTCTCGTCAACTTTTAGATGTTGGATATACAAGACATATTGATTTTCCTAATAAAGAATTTCAAGTAGCCTATGAAGACACAAACACTCCTACGTCACACGTATTCGCAGGATATACTAAAGATTCAGATGTTCCGGGTTCTCCAATTGAATTTAATAAGGCTCAAAGTTATGTTACTATAACAGGTATTGACAGGTCAGATACAACTGAGTGTAGTTTTCTGGCAAGGCAAACCATATTACAGAATTATTATTTGGCAGCAGGAGTTAGTTTGTTACATGGAGTCGAATTAAATAACAAAGACATATCCAATTATTTTAACGATAATTATCGGGGTTTAAATTTTGTAAAAGAGTCGGGTGGAAAGGTTACGGACATATTAAGATATGCCACAAATAAGACCGGAACAGATTATGAAACAATAATAAAATGGACAGCAGAATCTATATTGAAATTTGATGTTATTGTAGGTGATCATATTTGCGCTGTTAAAGGTGCAAAAGTTTTAAAGTTTGATGATGTTCACACACTTTATTTAAGTAATGATAATGGAGTTACTTATCCAATAAGTCTTGTAACTACTTGCAATGAAATTGTAGATGCTTTCTTTTATGATAATGGAAATATAGGATTTTCAGATCACACTAAATGTTATTATAGCGATGATGATTTGGCAACATATCAGGAGAGTACGGTATTGGGTGCTGACGGTAATCCTTTTGTTCCGGGAACATTAAATAATTTTAGGGCATGGACACGTGATGAAAATGAGGCTATTGTTAATGGGGTTCATATAAGAACTTGGGGAACATACGTTACGGGAGGTACTGCTGAGTTTAATAATGTCAACGTGTGGTATACTATTGATGGTGGGGTTACTATTAAGAGTTTTTACCTATATGGTGCGCCTAATTTATTAGCAAGGCACGTTCAGTACATAAGATATGATGCCATTGGTGGAGTATGGTATTTAATGTCCGGAGATGGGGATGGAGTAAATAATTATATAAATTTTCATTCAGTTACATACAATACTACAACTGATGCTTGGACGTTAACCTTGATTAAAACGTCAAATGACGTTAATGGAATGTGGCAGTCCTCTGGTATTCATTTTGACGATGATTATATTTATTATGTAATTGAAGTAAACTCTGCAAGGAGGGGAGTTTCAAGAATATTAAGATCAGACGTAGCCAATATTGAGACTAATTTAGAATTAATATATAAAGAAGACGATTGGTGTTATGGGGTAAATATTGATAATTACTTTTCTATATTCTTTTCAGGACGTGATGCTAACCCGAAAGGATGGATAACTTTTTCAAATGATAAGAGAAGATTTTTTAGTAGAATATTTAATCAAGTTCCATTAAATGCTGCTCTTGGAGGTATTTCATATATAGGAAGAATGTCTAATGGATATTATGTATTTATGATTCTTGAAACAGGAGAAAATGCAAATAATTATACATTAGGAAATTGTCTATTAATAAAACCGAGTGTTATTTCTTAAAAATTATCATATCAGGGAAAAGTGGTTTGATAAATTATAATAAACAAAGCATGAAAAAACTCTGGGAATTTATAAAAGACTGGTGGCATATTATTTTATTAATCATAGTGCTCATAATTGTTTTTAGTACAAAAAGTATTTTTAATCAATGAAATTACAACTTGACACAACAGCAAAAACCATTAAGGTTGAAGGTACAGTAAATCTTAATGAGTTGATTAAAGCCCTTGAGAAATTGCTTCCCAACGGGCTTTGGAAGAAATTCTCAATCGAGTCCAACACAACCATTGTTTGGACTGATCCCGTTCCCACCTATCCGTGGTGGCCTTATTATCCATGGTGGCATCAACCTTCCATAATTTATGGATCTGCTGGTGAAACTGTTAATAATATGACCATGCAAAGTGGTGAAGTTACTTATACTCTTGAACAAGGAATTTATAATGTAGAAATATGAAAAAACTAATTCTTTTATCGTTTGTAGCTGCTTTTTTAAGTAGCTGTGTTTGCACACTCTCACAGATACCACCGCAAGTCATTTACGCTGGACCAAATACCTGTGAAGCTCCTCTTCCTAATTATCTGACTAAGGTTACAGCAACGGATAATTGTGCTTTATCTTCTCTTACTCAGCTTCCGGCAGCAGGGTATTTACTCACTGCAACAAATAAAGTGGCTACCGTTAAGATACGAGCGACAGATAATGCTGGAAATTGGAAAGAAACTCAATTTACCGTTTCCCTGGTTGATACAGTCCGACCTACGTTCCATATTGATCCCACATTAACGGCTCAGAACCTACAAAATGCTGACGATGTATACGATGCAGCTGATAGGATGATCTACTGGGAGTCAAAAAGAATGGATGCAATAGTAAGGGATACTTCAGCAACAAGTGCTTTTCCACCTGATAGTTTTCCTAATTTACGGAACGTTTACCGTGATAGCAGTTATCTGAAAGACATGATGATTACATGGACTGCTAAAGGTCATGCCGTAACGGGTTATGGAGCAAGATATTTTACATTTGTTCAGGATGCAGATTCAATTATATATATAAAAAGAAGGAATTTCTAGTACAAACAATTAAATTTTAAGACAATGGCAGGAAGTAAAAAAGATTCGTTTGAAACAGCGTTACTCCAGTTAATATTCGAGAATGCGGATATTACACTTATTGGAGATGCAGGTGGACTGAGAGGTTCAGTTACAGCAGGCAATTTCTATATTGCCCTTTTCAAAGATGGTTCCGAACCATCAGATTCAGCTCAGGGAACAGAATGTGATTACACAGGTTATGCCCGCAAGGCAGTAGCCCGTGCAGCAGGTTCTTGGGTAACAGCATCAGGTGCTACATCTAATGAGGCAGCTATTACGTTTGATCCCTGTACAGGTGGTAGTAATACCGCTGGTGCCTTTGCTATATGTAAGGCGGGTACGTCAGGTGTTGATGATGCTATCTATTGGGGAGAACTCACTTCACCACTGGCAATCTCTTCAGGTATCACACCGGAGTTTGCAATCGGTGATCTTGATGTAAGTGAAGACTAATAATCAGGGTTTACTCAAAACCCTTATCTAATACTTCACTCAGGTGGCTATTACATATCACGGTTTAGCTTCGACACCTGTTGATGCAGGTTCGAACTCTACTTCTCCTACTGTCATTACTCCGCCAGGGAGTATGTCAAGTGGGGATTTAGTGGTAGTGGTATGCTTTAACAGATTAAAAAGTGATACTCACGCTGTCTATAATAATGGTGGTCAGTCATGGACGAAATTAACCACTCAGACCACTACAGGAGCATTTACAACAGCGACTTGGTTTTATTGTGTATATGACGGAACGTGGGACGCTAACCCTTCGTTCTCACATGGCGGTACGAACAATACCTGTATGATGATGGTCTTCCGACCAACGTCAGGATATACATGGTCTGTTGATGTTACGGAAGCTCCGGCTCTTTTCTCTGCACCCGGTTCTCCTTATGATGTTACGATTACAGGTATAACCTGCGCTTCTGCTTCTGTAGCCATTGCTTCTTGGGCATCTTCTGATGACAATACTTGGGCATATCAGTCAGGAACATCATGGACACAACCAACAGGGGCAACTGTCAATAATACAGCAGGTAGTGATAGTGGAGTATTAATGGCATATCGCTTAATGCCGTCAGGTGGTGCGTCAGGAAGTCCGGTAGGCAGAGAGACAACCGTTGGCGGTGATCCTGGTTGTCAGAATATAATGTCGTTCAAGGAGGCAATGGCTGCAAGCCCTATTGCAGGTAGTACGGCAGGAGGTGGAGCAAATACAGTTTCAGGTACTTTAAAAGGACGGGGTAAACTGTATGGAGCAAGTGCCGGTATAAGTACTCCAGCTGTATCAGGAACATTAACAGCTAAAGGAAAACTGTATGGTTCTTCGGCAGGTGGGGGTGCAAATACGGTTTCTGCTAATCTGACAATGTACCATAGGTTAATAGGGCATACCTGTGCCAATTTACATACACGACTGAAAGGTTATTTTAAACTTGAGGAAGCAAGTGGTGATGCCGTTAATGAAGTAAATGCTTCCTATCCTCTTTACGACGGTTCAACTCCACCAACTTATCATGAAACAGGTAAGAGTGGATATGGAATGAGTTTTGGTAATGGTACAAATTGTGTATTAGACAATAGTACAATTTATTTTGCACCAACAGGTAATGAATATTCTATTTCATTTTGGACAAAATTAAAAACTTTACCATCAGTAGAAGAGAGAGAGTTTACTTTGGTGAGATTGACAACTCCTTCCACTCCTTGGGATAATATGATATTGTATGTTTATAATGTTGATGATAAACTTCATTTTACAGTACGAAATACATCAGGGTATCAAAACGGGAATAATGATACAGCATGGGTAATAGATACTTGGTATCACGTGACTCTTGTAGTCAGGGAAGTAGGACAGACAGTAGCCCTTTATGTAAATACTGATATTGATTATTCATCGCAACTTCGTGGTCATGGTTACTATCCTCACTCTTCTATATATGTTGGTAATCAGTGGCAGGGTGGTCCAGATTGGGCTAATGCTATTATTGATGAGTTAATGTTCTATGACCGTGCCCTGACAGCCGATGAAGTTAGTACGTTATATGCAAGTGGTGATGGTTTCTTCTATCCTTTCCCAAGCAATAAAGTCAGTGGTACTTTAACAGGAAAGAACGGTATTTCAGGTGCTTCTGATGGTATAGCTACTGTTGGTGGTACCCTTTCAACTACAATGATTGTTCCTGTTAGTGCAACAGGTGACGGTTCGTTATGTGCAGATTTACAATTAGAATGTACTGTTCAGGATTGTTATATGACTGTTGATGGGAATGGTATGTTCTATGACAATGAAGGAGGTACAGAGAATCCCGGCACATCAAGAACGATAACCTTTGGCGCACAGCGACAATTTTGGTTAAAGGTTACAAGTGGTTCGTGCAATGTAACAATCAGGCACTATAATAATCTATATTCATTTTATTGGTTGCATAGTGGAACGAATTATCCTACGACAAGTATAACTACAAGTGGTCTTGCTCGTTGTCTTGACACTCTTAATATGAGTGGGAGTAATACGTTTTCAGGCGATTTTGTCGATTTACCACCTAATCTAAAGGTTCTACAAGGTCAAGATACTCAAATATATGGAGCATTAGCAGACCTGCCAAGGGGAATGACTTCTTTTGGTGTGTATGGAATGGGAACTGTTACAGGGGTACTGACGGATTTACCAAGCGGTCTCATATATTTCTATTTTGCAAGTAGTGGT